CCTAGGGCCTCCCCCTGGCTTCCCTCTCACTCCAATTTTCCTTCGGGAGAATGTCCATATGAGCGAGTCCTACACCCGTTACAAGGAACGCAATCTAGGGACTGATAAGTTCCATATCACCGTTACCGGGCCTGGTTATAATCTTGATAAAGATTACCTGGCACGGAACAAAGGTATGGAAACCCTAGATGGCTGGGTCCATAAGGGCCCACCGTTCCGAGAAGGCGGTCCGGTTACCATCCGGAGTACCGAGATTGATATACAGCCGTGTCGTTTGTCCACTCCTGGATTTGATTTCCAGAAAAAGTGGTCGCAAACGGCCGACTATATTCCCAATCCTTTGCCTAATGCCTGGCCAATGTTAGCTCCATATAATGAGTCTACACTCATCAATATGGGCACAAAAGCCTGGGCTAAGGCAAAACCTGGTAAGCCTATTTCGGATGTAGGAGTCTTTCTAGGCGAGATGAAGGACCTTCCAGCTATGGCCAAAAATCTGTCTTTTGACGATATGGCTAAGCGTACGAAGGACCTTCACGATCTTGCTGACTCGTTCCGTAGTATGGATAAATCCAAACTATCTCCTCGGCAATTCGCGAGAATTGCGCGTGACGAAAGTCGCGCACGAAGAGCCGGTCGACAACGACTGGGGAACGACTACCTCGCGGGTGATTTTGGGTGGAGGCCCTTTCTACAGGACCTCTACGGATTCATGGATATCGCTGATAGGACCCATAAGGCCTATGAGCGATTAAGGCGCGATAACGGACGTACTGTCCGCAGATCGCTCCAATTAACCAATGAATCCAGTAACTCCTCCCTCTCTTTCACAGGACCCGGGTATCTTTTACCCACAGAGAATGCTTACTACATTCTCGATAATCCTGCTGCAAATATGAAGAAGGAAATTTACTACACTATCCGCGAGCGTGCCTGGTTTCGAGGTGCATTTAAGTACTTCATTCCAGACATCGGCATGCCTAGTGCTAAGCCTCGTTTAGTCAGAAAGTTGTTGGGTATGAACCCTTCACCTTCTCTAGTCTACGAGCTTACGCCCTGGTCTTGGATGGCCGACTGGTTCTCATCTGCTGGTGCCGTCGCTTCTAATTTGAGCGATGGAGCTGCAGAAGGATTAGTCGCCCTCTATGCGTTTATAATGGTTGAACGCACAGAGACGGAGGCTGTCAGTGTTAGATGTCCTACGAAGCGTTGGGGAACAATATCGTGTTCCTACAAGCTTACGAGAACATGTAAACAAAGATATCCCTCTAGACCATATGGATTTGGGGTCGGCTTTGATGGCGCTTCTGCCAACCAAGTCGCAACTGCAGCGGCACTCGGACTTTCAAGGTCCTAAATGCCTTTACAATTAGACTTCGCTGAGCGACGTCTTTACCAACAACCCTTTAAGGAGCATAACAATGTTTGCTGATCCCCAAAGCGTTACAGTTAACGCTGTACCGATTTCCCTTCCTGCAATCGCACGAAACGAAAGCAGTTCGGAATACGGCTCGGCTGATGGCAACTATACGTTGCAAATCAGTCGCACCGACGGTAAAAAGCGTGACCGCTTTCTTATCCGCCTTAATATGCGGTAGATCGCGGCGAACCCCTTCGACACGTCCAAAAACGAGGAATACACTCAAAGTGTATATCTTGTCATGGACGCTCCTGTCGTCGGCTTCACTCCGGCTGAGACAAAGGACTTGGCCCTTGGACTCGCAGGGTTTGCAAGTTCTGCAAACCTTCTGAAAGTCCTCGGACGCGAGACCTAAAATGTCCCGGCCGACAGAAGCAGCTCTAGTGCTTAAAATCACTAGAACTGAGTTCTTTTCTTTCGCTTTGGGAGTTTTAGCAACGTTGTTATTCACCTGGATTACCGAGGTGACAACATATGTTACCCAGTCTGAAAAGCCTGGTGCTCCTAACGAAGGAACTACTGCTTTCGAGCAGTCAGAGTGAATTTGCCAATGCGCAACGGGATATTAAAACCCTCGATGCGCGAGTAAAGACCGAAGGGTTATCGTTCTTAACGATAACCCTTCCTTCCTTCGCAAAAGACTTCGATAGATGTCTTAGCGAAGGTCGTATCCTCAAAGAATCCTTTGTTGGATTCAAGAGGAGCAAGGGGATCCCCTGTTTTCTCAGGGGTTACCTTCTTCGTGTCTTTACTAAGGACGGAATACTGAGAGAGGATGCCAACATTCTTGCTATCAAGGACATTAGACAAATCTGTCTAATGTACAAGAAGCTCGAAGCGCCTTGCTCGCCCAAACGGGTTAGAAAGGCGTTGTTAGCATACTGCTCTTGTGATGAGGAGGTTTCTCGTGTTCGACTTAAAGAGTCAAGACACGCAGCGGACCTTAGGTCTGTTGCTCATTCAATGTGTACGATGGGCTTGGGGAAGGCTGAGACGCAAGTCTCTTCCTACTCCCTCGCATGTCGACACGGGTCCGGAGCAGTTGCCGCTTCCACTACCCAAAACGGAAAGTGGGACGACACCATCTGGACCGAGAGATTGGAAGGAGGGTTCTTTCCCTCCTTCGAGTATTTAGCACCGAATATTTCGGATGCTGAACACCATCTCTCGAATGTGAGTTACCTCGCCCCCACGGACGAACCACCCGTTCGGGTGGTTACCGTTCCGAAGACTCTAAAGACCCCTAGGATTATCGCTATAGAACCTACTCACATGCAATTTGCCCAACAGGGCTTGATGCGTGCTTTGTATGACTCTATAGAGCATGGTCCTTTGGGAGTCTCTATCAAATTGCGCGATCAAAATCACTCTCGTGATTTAGCTCGTGTCGGATCCATTGACGGTAGCTATGCTACTATCGATCTTTCCGAAGCAAGTGATAGAGTATCTCTAGAGCTTGTTGAACTGGTTTTCGCTGGAACGCCTGACCTTCTACAGGCCTTGCTTTCCAGTCGTTCAACAAGTGCAAATGTGCCTATCGCAGGTGGTTACCACCTTAGATTAGCAAAGTTTGCATCCATGGGTTCTGCGGTGTGTTTTCCCGTTGAAAGCATTTGCTTTTTAGCAATTGCAGTTAGCGCGATCTTGCACCACAGAGAACTTCCGCCAACTTGGCGAAACATTATGAATGTCCTTCGTCAATCATCCGTTTTTGGAGACGATATGATCGTCCCAACGGAAACGGCAAATACCGTAATCGATTGGCTAGAGACCTTCGGGTTAAAGGTTAATCGAGCCAAAACTTTCTTGAAAGGAAACTTTCGTGAGAGTTGTGGCGCCGATTGCTTTAAGGGCGTAGAGGTTCAACCCTTCTACGTCCGAAAGTGCAGCTGGTATAACGGAGATGGACCAGAGGTGCTAGCTTCCCTAGTAGAAACCTCTAACCAAGCATACTTGCATGGTTATTGGAGAGTCTGTGAAGCAATTCGCAGACACATCTCTAGTAGATATGGATCAATTCCATATGGTGAATCTAGCAGCGCAGGTCTCACTTACCGATCATTTCTCTATAAGAGAAGCGATCTTAAGTGGAAAAAGCGATACCAATCCTTGCAGCAGAAAGTCTATTCTGTACAAGGGGTAACGCGTACTTCCACCTTAAGTGAGTGGGGTAGCCTACGTAAGTCCCATGACCGTCTTGAGTATCTCAAGACCGATCCCTTTGGATCGTCCGGCCATGGCAGCTTTCTGGAATATCCAGTCAGGCATGCGACTACACTTAGGCATGTATGGGCATAGATGTCTCTTCGAGACTTTAGGGAGATTAGCTTACCTTCCACCCCTGGGGGGTAGGCCGGCAGTGC